GGGCATTCCGGGCATTACTTGTCCTTAGATTTGCTCTTAGAGGCGTCTGTAAGCCCCGTAGCGGCGTTTTCTGTGGTAGGTAGTACCTGAGTGACGGCAGCGCCTGCGAGAGCCTGCATTGCCTCGCGGTCTTCGCGGCGCTCATCGCGCTCACGGTTGCGGTCGCGCGTCTCGATAGCAGCCTGAATCGTGCTCCACTCGCGGCGGTGCTTCTTCGCCATATGGTCGTCACGGTCGTAGACGCTTCGGAAGTCGTCACGGTTGTTTTTGTCCACGGCGTTCATGTTGCAGGTGCGACCGGAGAGGCCAACGGTGTCGATGAAGGCGCGGTCAAGACCCGATGCCCCCTCGGACTCATCGAAGTCCGGGTGCAACATGCAGGACACGTCACCCTTGGCGTATGCAGGGGCCTCACCCGGCATCCCCTCGTACCAAAAGGCAAGGCCACCGCTTGCCAGTTTCTTAGCGAGTAGGCGCGGTGCGTCGTTCTTGAGGACTTCGCGCGGCTCGCCGTTAATCATCGAGTAGACGGTAATCTTGTCGTCGTTGGCGCGGACGGTCTGCTTCTCACCTGCGCCGAGTTCGACGCCCACGAGGGCAACGTCTTCCTCAATCTGCTTGATGACCGCTGCGGCGGCAATATCGTCGTTCTGTGTAACCATGATTATCTGTAGTACCCGTGATGGGGCACAGTCCCTTCTGATTCCAAGCGTTCTTTCTGGAGTCTCGCTCCAGAGTCAGAGAAGCTATTGCGCTGGATGTGACCACCCGGCCCAAAGGTGCTCTTGTTCTTTACGATTGAACGGTCTTCCTCAATCATTGCCCAGTAGCGAGCGATGATGTCGGATTCGTTGGTTTGGTTGTGCAGCAACTGCACCGCGAAGTCGTCGTCGCGGAAGTCATCTGCCATGTCCCTGCACTCAGCGACCGTGTGCTCCATAAGGATTGGCTGCTGGTACGGGGGGGTCGGGTAAACGGTGTCGTCTACCGTCATCGTGTAGTTGGCTGCTGGCCCCATGTCCGTGAGGAACGTCGAGATGGACTCACCGTTCACGGGGACGAAAAGCACCTGGAAGCGGTGCTCACTGCCGTCATCCGCGATGGCGTTGGACTCCTGCACGAGATACACCGGCTCATCCAGTGACACCTCGGTCAGAATCCCCGTCGCCGGGGGGTACAACAGCCGCAGGTTCGGCGGGCGGGTCACGTTCGACCTCAGTCGCATCAGATAACTCCGTGTACTCCTTTGGTGTGAGCGGGCTAGGGGCCGGAACCCCTAGCCCTGCCGAGCCTGATTACGCGGTCCAGTCGCGGTTCGCGGTAATCGAGATGTAGTCAACGTCCATCGACTCGATGGCGGCACTCTTGGCCTCGACGCCAATCATAAACTTCAAGTCAACTGTGGTGGACACTGCGCCCGCCGTAGTCTGCTTCAAGTCACCATCGACGTACCAGCGGGCCGTCCCGTTGTTGTCGATTTCAATGCGCAACACCTGCCACTCGCCAGCCACAGCGTCATCGCTGAGGTCAACGTTGCCAGATGCCGTGACGCCGGTGGTCGTGCCACCGTTGTAAACGCCGTGCCAGTCCTCGTCGTCCGTTAGCTCTGCCGAGAGGTAGAAGCCAACGTAGTCTGAGGCGACGGGTGTAAGCGTAGCCGTGACCGCCGACAGCAAGTCCGTCTCAAGAGACGGGACATCAGACGCAATGTTGATGTCGGTGAAGCCCATGAAGGCTTCCTTGGTGTCGAGGTCCGCGAAGCGCACACGCGCCTCGGCCACAATCGTCCCCATCAGCGCAACGTCATAGGCGCTGTGCGTCTGGAGAGCGGTGGTGTGCTCAGTTTCGTTCGTAGTCGTAAGCCGGACTACACCCGAGAGACCATCTGAGTCGAGACCGGGAGCGCCTGCGTCTGCCTCAGCAACGCCCTGACCGACCACCATAAAGGGGCCGAGGGCGCGCGGGACAGCCGTCAGCGCGACGGGGTCTTCGAGACCGATGAAGTCCTCAAAGATTTCAACAGTACCGGGGCCTGACTGTGCCATTAGTTCGGTACTCCTTTCTTATGAGGTCGGCGCTGTCGCGTCGTGCAACAGGCCGTATCCCCATGCGTCCTGACGCTCGCCGTATTCGTAACCAGCGGTCAGGAAGACTTCGTCGGCACCACCACCCACATCGGGGCGACGGCGAGTCTCAGTCTTCAATTCGAGTTCGCGAACGAGGACGATAGACCGCTGCGCGTAGGTTGCCCCACGAGCATCCGGCGTACTGTCCACAGTGATGTTGCCGTCTGTCCAGACATTGCTGCCTGCGACGGTGCCACTGAAGCCGTTCTTGTAGAAATCTTCGGTGATGCCGTCCGGCACGGTGTACGTGCCAACGCCAACCTCAATCTCGTCCTGCAAGTCCTTGGTGCCGAACGGGTGGAGGACCGTGTTAATCGGCCCCGCGCCCATGCCCGACTCAGTCGTGTTGCCACGAATCTGACTGACAGCAGCGGAGATGTGCCCGTGGTTCAGTGTAGTCGCCGTACCAGCGTGCGTAGTGGAGAAGTTGGCGTACTGCGAGAGGCCATCCGTGTCCAGCTTGCGGTTCATGGCGAGCTGTGCGGACTGACCAAGTAGCGCAGCGACGTTGCCGGAAACCCGGCGCATCGTCTTGTCGGTGACACGGGTGAAGACCTGCACCATCGACGGGGTCACACTAAAGAGCGTGTCCTGAAACTGCTGCGGATTCTCGTTAACCGTGTTCTCGTCAATGCCCTGGGCCGTAATCTGCTCGGTGCGGATTTCGTTCCAGGTGTTGCCCTGACCCTTCGGGAGATCGGTGCGGTCTACCGTCTTGGGGACGATAAACTCGTGCTCCTCGAAGCGCCGTGCCGACTGAATCATCGTCGGCAGGGAGTCGGCAAGGCTCCCGGTGGTTGTGTTTCCTGAGATTGCCATTTAGGAAAATCCTAGTTATTTGATTCCAAGATGCGCGTCAACCTGCTTGAGTTGGTCAGCAGTGAGGGCCTTGGGGCCTTCTTCCGTCAACTTGGAGAGGAGTGTTTCGATAGTCGTTGCGCCACCGGACGAGGTTGGGGTGCCGCCTCCGGCAGCCTCCTTGCGGGTAGCGATGTTCTCGGCAGCGGTGTCGGACTGATTCTCAGCGACCCAGTTGGTGACGTGCAGGACAGCCCGTATCGGGCTCTGCGTTGCCACTCCAGCAGCCCATACTTCTTGCGGAATCGTCGCCGCGTCGAAGTCGGGGTGCGATGCTTTCAGGGAGTCCAGCACGTCTTGCGTGGCGGAGGCCCATGCGGGGTCTACTGCGGCAGTCTTGGGCGCTTCCGGTGTGGTCGCGGCGTTAACTTCCGCCAGAACCTCGCGCTTCAAAGCATCCTTCTCACGCTGCGTCCGCACCTCTGCTAGTTCAGCAAGTGCGATACGGAGCGGCCCCTTCGCTGACTCTTCCATCACGTCATCATTGATGATGTTCTGGACAAGAGCCGTCAGAAGGTTCTCGTTTGCAGTGATGCGAGGGTCAATAGCGGCGAGCGGGTCTGCTGACTTAATTTCAGCAATCTCCGACTGTAGTGCAGACACTCGGCCAATGGCGGGGTTGACCTTATCGGGGTCAAGCCCATTCAGGCTAGCAAGTGCTGTCTCTACTGCCGTGAGCCGAGCATCACTCGGGTCTGGCGTTACTTCCTCTTGAGGTTCCGGAGTCTCTTCAGTGACAGTTCCCTCGACTGCGTCATCGCTCTCAGCGACAACCTCGTCGGTAGGAACTACCTCTTCAGTGACTTCCGCAAGCTCAGGAGTGTCTGTCGGTGATACCACTCGACCTCCTACGAACACACGAATGCGTAAGCATTGTGAAAGATGGTTCTATATGAACGCTACCTGCGCCGCAATGCTCGACGGATAACAGGCGATGTAGCGGAGCGCCTACCGGTAATGACAAGTGCTTCCGCGAGTTCGGGTTGCTGAAGAATGAGACGGTCGCGCAGGCGCGTGGACTCGCTATCAATCGCGCGCTGGATGCGCCCGAGGCGGGATGCAAGGCGGATGTCGCCCGCGCGCTCC